CTCAATTATTAAAGGAACTTCCACCAGCACAAAAAGAGCAAGCCATAGGAAACTTGGTTGAGTCTGCTATGATAATGGGATTGCTAGATGCTTATGATATCAGGGTATGGTTAGGTTTGCCGAGAATGAGCATTAGGGTTATTACAAGGGTTAGGGATGGTGTTAAAGAAAGATGGCTTAAAGAGAGTGGTAATATTGTGGAGTATGCAAAGACAGAGAGGGCTGTTCAGATTAAGAGGGCTTGGGACAATGTAAGAAAGTGTGAAGAATTGTTCAATGATGCAAAGAGTACAGGGGATAAGGTGAAAGTAAAACAACTGGAATTGCAGTATATGCAGTATATAGCGAAATTGAGTTTTGTAGAACAAATGGTGGACAGTGGCACACCTGAAACCCAAGTGAATGTAGTTGCTTGGAGTAGTATGAAGGATGAAAAGGAGGATAGCAATGATTAACTTTTATGATTTCACAGTCGGTGGTAAGAGATACATTGAACCTCACGAGGGACAGAAAACAGTCCTTAAAAGCAATGCAAGGTTTAAGGTGGTGTGTTGTGGTAGGAGGTTTGGAAAATCAGTGCTTGCAATAAACACACTATTAGAACATTGTTTGGCTAATTCTAATCATACCTACTGGGCTGTGGCTCCGACCTTTCGTCAGGCAAAAACCATTTCGTGGAGGTATTTAATGAGCCGAATTAGAATGCTCCCTGCATTGGAGCAAAAGAGAATGAGGATTAACGAAACCAATTTATCGGTAGAGTTTAGTAATGGGAGTTTATTAGAATTAAAAGGGGTAGAAAGACCTGATAACCTGCTTGGTACTGGATTGGATGGGGTTGTACTGGACGAGTATGCTGTGGACACTTATGGAAGTTCCCCTATATGGAAAGAGATTATACGACCGTCCCTGTCAGACAAGGGGGGCTGGGCAATTATAATTAGCACACCGAGAGGGTATAACCATTTTTTTGAATTGTTCGATTATGCACAAAACAGTGGAGACTCTGACTGGGAAGCATTCAGAATGCCCAGTGAGGTGAATCCTGTATTGAGTAAAAAGGAATTAGAGAGTGCTAGGGCTGAATTGGGGGAAGACTTGTACAGTCAAGAGTACGAAGCATTGTTCAAAAAGAGGAGTGGACTTGTGTATCAGAATTTTGATAGAGACATTCATGTAATAAAGGAAGTAGACCCTGACATTATATCTTCTCGTTGGAGTTTGGAGGTTGGTATTGACTTTGGGGGTGCACACCCTACTGCTGCTGTATTTGTATTATTTTCCCAGAATGACGACACTGCTTATGTAGTGGACGAATACTATGAAAGTAATATAAGTAGCGATAAGCATTTAGAAGCATTAAAAGCGAAAGAGAATTATTGGTTAGGGGTATTAAAACAGCAAAGACCAAGGGTTCGTTGGGGAGACTCACAAGCAAAGCAGTTGATAATGGACTACACAAGGGCAGGGTACCATATTACACCAACGATAAAGGGCAGGGACAGTGTACAAGCAGGCATTGATGATGTGAAGAAGAGACTTAATGTGGACATAGTGAGTAAAAAGCCGAAGTTATACATTACAAGTAATTGCACAAGCACAATACGAGAGTTTGAAAACTATGTGTGGATTACAGGCAGTAGTGGGAGTGCAGAAGAGGATGATATGATGAGACTCGCAGCGAAGAGAAAGGATGCTCCAAGAAAAATATTTGATGATGCAATGGACGCACTCAGGTATGTCATCAGCCACCATGTTCCAGTGAGTTCTCAGGGGGCTGTAATACTGTTCAAAGACAACGAGACCCGTTTACGGGGATTTAGGTATTTAATTTTTTAATATATTTAATATGAAGGTTCTAGTAAAAAATAACAGACTTGCCCTAGAAGCGTCTGTAAAGAGGCTCTCAGACTTAGACGATGCAAAGTTGGCACAATTGGCAGCGAGGTATCAAATAGGCTCTCAGAGGGTCGTTAAGAAGCCCGTAGAGGTCGTTCGTAAGGGAAGAGTCCTTGAGGAGGAGAGACTCTCTTATGAGAGGAAACCAAGGGCTATCTTAGAGAATGAGTTACGAAAGTATCTCAGTATCACAATAGATATTCCTAAGGAGCACTGGACTGATGACCAGAGTTATTTCTGGCAGTCTAACAATGTGGAGGAAAAGGATGATATTAACGAGATAAACAGACTTAAGGAAGAAATGGGTATCCTTGCAGAACTACCCCCATTTGAGGAGGGCAAGGACAATCTCTCTACTTCAAGGTTATTGTGTGAACTGACAGAACCTCAGTGGGAGTGGGTTAGTGAGCACAACAACTTTAAGATGGAATATGAGC